GACTGTTGCTCTGCTATTGCCTTTGTCAATTTATTTATGGTTTTTTCGTAACTCTCCGCAAGGTCTTTATAATATGACTCTTGCTCTAATGCTTTAATAGCCATATCAAAGGCTCTGCAAACTTTGGATATATAGCTAAAAAGTGGATTCTCCATAAAGCCTTTTAATATCGCTTTTGCTTGTTCATTCGTCATTCGCTTTCACTCCCCTCTTCATCAGCGTTTACCTCCATCAAGTGCTTCTCCATAGCTCCCATTATGATAGGACTTTAACTTTTTAAGATTCTTTATTACTTCTTCCACTGTCATTCCTTATCCTCACTTTCTGTCTTACTCAACCATTCCGCATACTCTTCCAGAGCTTTGATGTTCTCAGGTTTCTTGCTCTCGACAGGACAGGCATACCATTTATCTAGTGAGCTACAAGTACAGGCTTCAAACTCGCTATCGTAGAAACCACATTTATGACATTCAATCATCTCTTACTCCTTTCCTATGTGTTTAACCTTGATTCAATATCTAACAGCCTCTTCTTTAGTCATAAAGAAGTGTATACCTGTACCACATTCTTTATTGTAAATGCAGTCAAAGTTATAGACTGTAAATTCATCACCGACATAGTAACTCATGTACTTGTATTTTGATATAGCTCTGTCTGCACCCTTTATCTCAAGCACTTTAGCCTTGTTCGTTCGGCACTTATTCCCGTTAATTGAAAATACAATAGCTCCTCTTGGAATGAGCAATTTTACAATTACATTATTTTTGCATTTCTTAAACCCTATGATAGCATCTGTAAGCACTTTGCCTGTGCGATATTCCATAAGGTTACCTTTGGCTCTTGTCAAGTCAGCACCAATCAAGTTAGCACCCCTCAAGTCAGCACCCCTCAAGTTAGTATCAACCAAGTTAACATCAACCAAGTTAGCACACCTCAAGTCAGCATCACTCAAGTCAGCACCCCTCAAGTTAGCACACCTCAAGTCAGCACCCCTCAAGTTAGTACACCTCAAGTCAGCACACCTCAAGTCAGCACCCCTCAAGTTAGTATCAACCAAGTTAACCTCAACCAAGTTAGCACACCTCAAGTCAGCATCACTCAAGTCAGCATCATGCAAGTTGGCATCACTCAAGTCAGCTCTCATATCTTCCCAGCCTTCAACATCTTCACGTATCCAATGTAAGTGGTTTTCTAAAATTTTATTTAATTCTTCTCCTATCATTACTTATCCTCGCTTTCTGCCTTGTCTGCTTCTATGATTGTTTCAGCATACTTTATTTCATCATACCAATCGCAGAATCCTTTGCTGATTCCATCACTTATAATTTTGTCTGTATCTTTCAACGCACCATGTCCTTTCGGAAGTGGTATGCCAAGTCTTATTGCTCTTGCTACTCTACATACATCATCTACCGCTATTTCATTGTCTTGTATGCCATTGTCAAAAAGCTTTGTATATACATCTTCTGGTATATCAATTACCAACTTCATTCTTCTTTACTCCTTATACTTTTTGTTATCAATATAATTATTATATTTACATATTAACATCGTTATTAGCGCCTAATAACGCAGCAATAAAGAATCCTAAAATTGAACCTACAAAAACTCCTAACCAAAACATACTTTACCCCTCCTGTACATTGATAATTTTATCTATATATTTTTCAGCAAAAGGATTTGGAAATGCAAACTGCGACCGCATCCTAAACATAGCACTTTGTGGAACTTTTGTAATACCCTCCCTTTTCGCGTTTCTATCCAGGCATATCTCAAAAGGGGTCGCTAATACACATACGTATACTTCATCAGGAACTACTTGTAAATGCTGTAATAGCCACTTTCGACTATTTAAAGTTAAATGAGTCGCATCTGCGATAACAGTATTTCCGTTTAATAAATGCATATCTATTCTATTACAGAACTCTTTATACACTTCTGTTTCATGATCAAAGTAATGAGCTTGGTCAGTAACATATTCATAACGAACTTCATCTCTTGAAACATATTTCCACCCAGGATTCATTTCCATCAGCTTCTTCGCATACGTGCTTTTACCACTTCCCAGTTAAGGGATGCCGCATAACATAATTAATCTATTTGGCATCTTTTTCTTCACCTCCTTCAACTATTCTAGCTCCTGCATGAATTTCTCTATGACAATTTGCACAAACTAAAATACATTTATCTAATTCTTTTTTTATTTTATCCCAGTCACAAGTTAGATTTCTATCTGACATATTAAAATCTTTTTTACGAGGATCTAAATGATGAAAATCTAATGCTTCTAAACATTTATTATATCCACAGTATTGACATTTACCACCTTTATATTCTACACCCCATACTTTATAAAATTTACGATATTGAGCACCATCCATGTCAGTTTCTGGCATACAATCATAACAAAATTTTCTAGTAGTAGCATTTTTTTTAGAAAAGAATTTTTTATGGCATTTAGGGCATACGTGCTCTATTGAAGATGTCATATTATCACATCCCCCGACTTTTATTTGTCTAAGCGCATCCCCTCTTAAAGATTTTATAGTACCACATCCACAATCACATTCACATTTCCAAACTATACGTTGTATTTTTTTACTTTCTTCTAAATCTAATTCTTTCACAATCCAGTGTCCATAGTGTTCTCCAGTTCTGTCAACTCGAGGTTTAGGTATATAATCTTTCATTATATAAATCTCCTTTTTATATATTATTTGATATTATATATGAAAAATGTTTATAAAAGCCAAAATGGATTTGTCCAATTTTTCCCACACATTAAAATCAGTCTATTCATTAATATCATCTCCTTGCTTTATTAATTCTCTTTTAAACTCTTTAAAAGATTTAACTCTTTGTCCAGTTGAATCAAAATTATGATAGTTATACTCTAATAGAAAATCTTCAAAAGTATAAGTTAGCCCAAATGGTCTTATTTCAACCATGTTTACTTCTTGTTTGCAATGTACGCAATACATTTTTTTTAAGTGACCAGCTTCCCGTTCTTTACTAATTTTTCTTGGAATAGGGATATTTTTTTGCCCGCATTGTGTACAATACATATCGCTTAATGTCATTTTACCCAAAATTTAACCCTCGCTTTCAACTAATTCTAACTCATGATTAATAGCCTCCTTCTTGTCTGAAAAACTTATCCCATCAGTAGTTTCCCATGTAGCCTGAGTTAACTTTAGTCTCCTTGCAATCTTATTAAGTTTTGTCTGTGTAAGAAAATGCTCATCCTTATAATGTTCTTCATAGTAGTCCAGAGGAATTAATGAACCTATTTTTACTCGCTGCCAACCATTCTCTCCATGTGTATGACCAGCTTCCGCAGGAGAGTAAATTAAAACACTACCATTCTCAAAAAACTTATAAACATATACTATTGACTGACTTTTCTTATGATACATTTTTTCCATAAATACATACATCCTTTCTTTATCTTTATCATTATTTTCTATATATATTATAACAAATTTTTTAAAAAAAAGCAAAAATGTCGTGGTTTACACCACGACATAATTACTTGTTTTTAATAATAAATCTCCTATAGATAAATCTTTTAAATGTGTATTTAGTCCAAATTATTCTCCTCTTTTTGTAAGATATTCTCTTGAGACGTTTTTAAAACTAAAATTAGGATCTGTGGTTTTATAATATACAAAACCTTCTCTCTTCTGTTTAGTCTTGCCTTCACAAACAGAAGGGTCATAATAGCCATCTGCACTAAGTTTGAACTCTTCAAAATCATCTGGAAGAATATAGTTTCCGTCTACAACAGGAACTGTTTCAAGTCCATACTCTTTCCACATTTTAACAGCATCAAGCATTGCCCAACGACCATTACTATCAGTGCAATGAAAAAGGAAAAGATGCTCTTCAGTAAGTCCCTGTGGGTTTTTCTGAATCTGTGGGGCACAAACCTCTCCCTGCCAACATAAATAGCTAATATCAGGATGTTTCTTCATATAATCTTTCATTTTATTTTCAAGGTCATACTTAAAAGCTACATTCCAATAATGGTTATCATCATAATATGACTTTTGATTAGGAGTCAGCTGACGTACATTTCTACTACATACATAGAACTCAAATTTACCAAAAGGTTTTCTTTCAAGAATATAGGTTCCGGATGAACCATCGCACTTCTGCGTTACTACATATGGGGTTTTGTCTTCAAGTACCCAAGTCATGTTCTCAGCGCGTTCCTGGTCTGTCTTATGTACATACGGGAACTTAGTCGGAAAGGAAGTCTCACTATCCTTTTTCTTACCCCAAATAAGAGTGAAGAACCAACGGAGGAGCTTATTTCTTTTTATTATCTTTCCATACTTTTTAGAAATCTTTGGATGTCTACCCAATGCTGCGTTAATTTTAGCATCAGGATTTACCTTTGCTTTTCTCTTATTATCTTCAGCAACGGCATAAGTAATGCCAAGTTGTTCTGTAAGGAAACGAGATTCATCTTCTACATGATGGATATTTCCTTTGTTGTCTATAACTCCATAAGGAATTATATCAGTTACGAATGTCCAACCGAAATCACTAGGGTGCATAAGAAGCCCCTGTGAATAAAAACTTTTAAATTTCTGTGTCTTTATCTTATAATGATATTTTTCAAGAAAATCAAAAGGCGGAGTTTCCGGTGTCTTTGAATCAATTTCAAAATAAATGCCAATATCTCCAGGTTTAAAAGCATCTTTCTTTACCATTGTGCGCCAGCCGCCAATTACCGCCGCTTCAACTCTGTCTTTTCCCGGGATTGGCTCTATTGCATCTACATAAACTAAATATACAAGTTCTCTTTGCTGAGTGTTTGAATTTAACATACTATATTACTTCTCCTTTCTTTATTTTTCTTTATATATATTATATAATATTTTTTTTGAAAATGCAAAAAAAAATAAAGAGCGTATTAAAAATACGCTCTTTAATTAATTTTTTAATAATTCTATAGACACTGTTGTTATTTCCCAATGAGTCTCATCCCATACTTCCGGAGCAGGAATTGCGGTAGTGCAAATATATAATCGACCTCCATGTATACAATAGTCACCAACTTGATAAGTCTTTGAAGAACTGAACTCTTGAGTAGAATAGTGGTCATTAACAATAGGTTCGGTCTGCGCAAGAGGGAAACAAGGACATCTATATGGGAGAGAAGGCGTCCCCGCTTCGCTTCCATCTTCGCCCTCTAAATTGCTATTAAAAAAACTGATAAATTTTTGACCATTAATTTTAATAATTTGACCAGGGCCTTGATTTTCACCTAATACTTGAGTATATATATATTGACTCCAAAAGCCATCAGCTAATAAAGTTTGTGTAAGAGTGACCATATTACTAACTACCCATCTTTGTACTGCGGGAATCTCTTTTGCAGAAAGTACATTTTGTTGACCATTATCTATTACCCATTTAAAATTAGGCTTAATAAAATAATCAGAACTATCGCTCTTTTGTAAATGTATACTATCTCTCCAACTATGTCGCCAGTATCCATCTTCTTCTGCGGGGGTGCATACAATAAGACCATTTTGAGGAAGGTCTTCATTTAAAGTAATATTAGGTGGAGTGCCTGTGAAATTTAGAGTGCAATCTAAGGTAATATCCCCTGCTGTAGCCCCACTGTTTAATGGCGTAATATTAAGTACACAACCGCCATCTCTCAATGGTAAAAATACTACTCCTGTAACTCTGCCTGTAGAAAAATCTGAAAGGGAGTATGGGAAAGCATTGTTTCCGTCAGAATCAACAAAATTAATAGTTTGATTAACATCATCTATACTCCAATAGCAGTTTGTAGTTTGATTTGCTGCGCCCCACCGCATTTGTCCATTAGATATAACGAACCCTTTACTTAGAAGATAAGCTTTTAGATTATTCCAATTTTCAAAAACTCTTTTCTCTAGCTGCATATAAAGAGACCTCCTTTCTTTAATTGTTTGGTAATTCAACAACTAAATTTTTATATATTTTAACATAACTTTTATTATTAATACTGAAGTAAACTGGATTGTCTGTTGCAAAGCTTGCTGAAGGAATCGTAGACATAATATAGAGATTGTCTAAGAATCCTGAACCCCAAGGGTATCGTATTAAAGTAACAACATCTTTATTTATATTATTATGATATTCATAAGAATCTGTTGGCGATAATGATTGCACAAAATTAAAAGGTGCATCTTTACCTAAAAATCCTTGTTGAATACTGTCCTTTGTTGGTCTACCAGAGTCTGAAATTATTAAATATTTAAATTCATTATTATCAGCGTTGCTGTGACTTGGGGGTAAACCAATTAATGTTTTACACATACTTCTGTCATTATCATTCGTTGCGGATGTACTAGTGACAAAGGTTGGTGTTTGTCCTCTATATTCTGCGCCATCCGGATCATGCACCTGATCTTGAGTATCAAATAATCGAGTGTTTAAAATAAAGCCTCCATTGGCGACAGGGAGAAAAAACATCTTTAAGTCAAGTGTACCAGAAATGTGTCCATCGGTATGCCATGTGTTATTAGTAGTATAGAGGTCTACGACAAGAGGGTTCTGCGTGAAGTCCCAGTTTAGTACATCATCTCTTAAATTAACTGACATAAATGCATTATTATATCTACTGCTATAAGTATATCCCCAAGAATCTGCTCCTTCTATTCCTTTAGAAAGGTATAAAACGTAGTTGTTACTTGTATCATTACCCCACTTCAAAGCCCATAAATGGGAGTTACCTATAGGATAGCCTGGATCATCAGGGTTAATTTTAGAGCCGTTCCAATTAACAAAGCCAAAATTTGAAAAATAAGGCAAAATAGGACTCCATGACCAGTTAGTGGCAGGCCAATAGCCGCCGTCCACAGTCGGTAATTGAGTTTTACTACGATACCAATCTCTAAGTGGAATACTTTTTCTCCAAAAATCCATATATTCCCTCCTTTATTCTACGTATATCGAAACGATATTAAACTGTCCTATTTGCGTAGTGCCAAAATAAACTCCCTGACCTAAATTATAAGTATATTCAATAACAGTTCTTGTTGTAATAGCACCATCTTCAAAATCTACTCTATATGTACCATCAGTAATTATATCCGGTAAGTCGGCTAGATAATTATTAAACTTACCAATTTGATAATATATAGTATCTCCATCGTTTAAAGGTTCTACCTCTATATATATTTTTGTTGCGGAGTAGCTTAAACCAGCAGGACTAAATAAGATTCCTTCTCCAGGGGTTAAACCGCGCGAATATAAATCTGTTTCTGTTGTTAATGACACATAATCAAAGCTCATACCGTTTAATTTCATATCATAATCTTCATTATAAAATCGTCCATTTTTATAAATATAATTATAGAGTCCAAAAGCATCTTGAAAACTCATAGTAACAGCATTGGTAGATGTTAATGCACTGTTTGCATTAAGACCATTTAATACGGGAGGAGATCCGTATTCTCCTAATGTTCCTAAAAAAGCTCCTGTCTCTGTCTCTGCTCCAGCGGAAGATAGCGGCTCTCCATTAGTGTAATCAAAAGGAATAACTCGATTATTTTTACGGTATCCATAACGTCCATCAGAAGTAATTCCAAATTGAAACCAGTGAGTTGTATCATTGTATACTGCTTTTAATTTATTTTCAAGCTCTAACACTCTCGCGGAAAGTAAGTTTATTGTTTCAGTAAGGTTATTTCGGTAAGTCTGAAAAGCATTTGTGATTACTCTATTTTCAACTCCATTCACTGAGGTAGCGCTTAAGCTATCATCAAGAGTAATAACACCTGATCTTAGCCAATTAATGAAATCCGCTTCCGAACCAGTATACCCTTGTTCAAGCCAAATATCATAAGCGGACTTACCTTCAGGTCCTCGTAGAGTCTCTATCTGTGAAGGTGTTAATGTAACCTCTCCTGCAGGACCTCGTTCACCTTGAGGACCCTTTTCACCTTGCGGACCTTGAATACCTTGTGGACCTCGAATCTGTTCTTTTTGCGCTGGCGTTAAATCCTCAAAATTAACAGTCGTTCCGCCCTGAGGTCCTCGGACATTAATTCCTGTATTTTCATTATTAATATAAACCCATCCGGCTCCATCTATATAAATTTGGTCTCGTTCCCACATATTCTGGTCGCCGCTATAATCACCATGCTCCATAACTGTAGCATCTTTCATATAAATGTCAATAGGTTTCCAATTTTCGGGACTTAAAGGAGGAGTATTATTTAAAGACGTTTGACTACATCTATAAATAATGTTTAAATAAATAACAGTATCACCTTCGTAATAAGTAACATCATCGCGCCATTCGTTAGGTAAAGTATTGTTTACTGTTGTTGGCATCAATCATTCCCTCCTTCCGACTGTTGTTCATTTGGCTTAAGTTTAATATAAAATTCATCTTTATCAATTCCATAAACATAAGTATTATAAGTATAAGTGTCATCAATGATTTCTCGCGGATTTCCTAATGCAGTTACCGCAGCAGCTAATAACTGAACTTGGTTAGTTAACGCGGCAACTTGCGCCCTTAATACCGCAACTTCCGGAACAGTAAAACCATGTTCTGGATCTAAGCCGTGGTTCACTAAATAAGTATATAAATCACCCGACTTAACTAAATTATTACTATTTATAGTTGGTTCAATATCATAAGTAAGAAGATCTTGTTTGTCACTTAATTTATTGTTATACCCATCTATAATATCTCCGCTTGCAATTACATTTCCCGCGGATGTTACTCTAAAAGCATTCGCAGGCACCATGGTAGTACCATTCCCTATTTCAAACAAATCATTTGTTATACTATTATTATTTTTACCAAAAACTGTTTGATAATCATTTGTTGCAGTTAAATTTTCTCCAAATAATAGATTATAGTTGTTAGATGAAATATTATTTTTATTCTTTAAGTTATTTGTATATGGATTCCATTGTAATCCATCCGTATATTTAATAAAAGTTGTTACACCATCTGTTAATGCGTAAGGATGAAATAAACCTAAATTTTCATTAGCTATTGTTTTAGACTGAGTAGGCTTTCCATTGGTTGTAGATATAGCGCTTATTGCGGCTGCTACCACACTATTTTTTACAGGATTGTCTGATTGTAAATCTAGGTGATCATCTATCGCATAATTATCAAGAAAAGCTTTATAAGTATTATTAAAGTCATTAGTAGATAATTGTTTCCCGGTAATTTTGTCTACTTTATTATTTAATACATTACCAAATCCATCTGTCACATTGCCTTGTACTAACAAACTTCCTAAATTATCTAATTCTAAAAGATTGTTTGGATTTTGAGATGTTCCATTACCTATCTCAAATACGCTTGTAGGTTTATTATTGTTATAATATCCAAAAACTGTTTGGTTATCATATCCAGCAATAGTATACATACCGCTAGTAAAACTATAATTCCCATTTGCCACGGTGTGAAAGCCTGAAGCTAAAGCACCCGCTCCGTTTGCTGTATTATAATTACCATTATAATTAATTAATAAAGATCCTGTTCCCTGACCTTCTTTAATTAATAAGTTTTCTATATTAGCCAACATTTGATAAAATTCAGATGTAGGATGTTCTTCTGGGTGGTCTAACCATCCATTTTCCTCTAACCATACTTCATATGCGCTTAGACCATTACTTCCATTAGTTCCGTTTATTCCATTTGCGCCATTGAGACCATTAGTTCCATTAGTTCCTTTTAGACTCTCCCTCTGCTCAGGGGTTAAATCTTCAAATCGAACAACAGAAATCCCTTGAGGACCTCTTACATTAATACCTGTATTTTCACCATTATAAAAAATGTATCCATTTATGTCTATAGAAATTGGATAATCTGTCCAAAAGTCATTAGTCGGCCCAGTATTATCAGGATCTTGATCCATCATAGAATTAGGCGTTGTAGATAAAGGGAAAAAATATTCGTCTTGTACAATATGCCCATTATCATCTAATACTGGAGAACCTGGCTGCGCTTGAGGAGTATCTCCTTGGCTATATAAATCATAATCATCTGTGTCAATATGATAATCGTCAGCCATAATTGTCAAACCTCCTTTCTTCATTTATATTATATTAAAAAAGGTTGTTTTTCTTTAATCTGTTTTGTCCTAAACAATAAAAAATAAGGGAGTTGCAATATAAAGCAACTCCCTTATTAATTAAACTTCAACCTCTTCAACAGTGATTGAATTAGTGATAGTACAATTTTTAACAACTCGTATATCACCTAATACATAAGAATTTAATAATTCTACTATTTTTGTTTGAACAGCGAGTAAATCATTTTCTACATAAATACTGCCATCTGCATTAGTTAAATATTTCCATTTTATCTGACTTGACGTAGCAGCTTTTAATAAAATTGAATACACTACTATACCTCCTTACATTTTATTTCATATTTATTATGTAAACTTTTTTGTTCTTCTATGATCGTGTTCATATCATAGTCGATTGAAAGTTTATTTAAACGATATTGCTCTGCCTTCTGTAATTCACACTCAACTTCTCTGATCAAATCACTAACTTTTATACTTGCCGCGTATTCACCTAAATTACTTAGTTCTTTATACATTTGTTCGTATAAAGCACAAGTATCTTCTTCCCAATTAACCCATAGGTCAAGCCCCTCTCTGACAGCCTTTTGTTTAGTCTGTGAATCAACTTGTTGTCTATAATATCCGCGCCAGCTAGTAGGAATTACATCAGGAGTTTCAAACCTAAATTCTGGCAAAACTTGATTGTATTTTTTTGTATAATAGTGACACAGTTTTCTATAACTTTGACTCTCGATTAGAAAATGATATTCATGACATTGTCTATATCCTTGAAGTCCTAAAAAGTCATAATAGTTTGCTAACTGCTCATGCACCATCAATCCTTTAACCATATGGTTAAGAATTTCTCCAAAAATTTGTTCAGGTGTCATTCTCTAAATTCTCCAATCTTTCCGTAATATTGTTGAGTCATATTCATGTCGTTCTTCCTTCTTAACTCGAACCCCGTAAGGGGCGTATAAACGGTTACAATAAAATATATTGATTCCGTTCATACACTCTATGCCTTTTAGATGATTCTTTCATCTCATTATATATAAAAATTTTAAATAGTGTTTTAGAGTAAAATGTTCTTAAATTTATTCTAAAGATAAGTAGTACATCTTAGCTTCATATGTACTTCCATCTCTACTATCAATTCTAATTGTTGTAGCTGGCTCTTTTGCAGTTGTGATACCAATAGCCACTTCGTTATGCGCAGTATCTGTTCTATATACAAAACTAATGTATTTACTGCCACTATATCCAGAAATATCAATAGGTGTAGTATAATCTTGACCACGGTATCGAACATTCATATTGATTGTTGTGTAATCTGTGATGTCAATAGGTGATTGTGTTATAGCATAAGACCAATATGTTCCTGCATCTACGTGTAAAGATATATTGTCCGCATTTTTAACTGCATCAACGACATCCCAATTTACTACCTCAGTACCATTATCATATAATATAAATTCAGGAGTGATAGGTCTACCATCAATAAGTACCCAGTTATTGTTCATATATAACCATGTTCCATATAATTTATTACTACTGTTTAATAGATAATATACGGTACCATCTGCGGCGGCAGTAACTGGATTTACATATCCATATTGAACGCCACCTCCGGAACTTCCTCCTCCTGAATAATTAATGCCAATGATTTCATGTAACAGGAGGTTGCTATCATTATGCACTATTGTAAAAGTTGTTGCATCCGTTATGCTTATTCGCAAGTATTGCGAAGCAGGTTGCCATCCGCTAATATTAATCACATTTGGACGTCCGGTCATAGCTCCGTTCATCGCATCAACAATAGCATCATGCAAAACAACTTGGATTGGTATGTAGTCATAATAGCTTGAATCATCCCGCTTAGTACAAATAAACGCAATCTCATCATAATTAGTTACATCATCACTTAGAGTTATGGTAGAAGGATTAGAGGTTAAATAAGTTTGAGTATATAATGTTGTTGTAGTTCTATTGCCGCCGTTTCCAAGTATGCTATAAATAGTAGTCCCTATTTGAATAGTATTTAAAGTATCAGTTGGAGTTCCTTGTGGGTTTGGTATAACATTCGTTCTACCTTCGCCATTAACCCACTCTTGATTAGTCGCATCATAAATTAATGCCTGACCATCTGTTGGAGAAGTTAAATTTACATCTGTTAACCCAGCAAGAGACGCAGAACCTGCGGGTACCACGCTCCATGTTCCATCGCCCTTGAGAAATTTGTTTTCATCGCCTGCGATTGGGGCTGGAACAAGACCATGTGCTCCATCAACTTGTGTAGTAGCGCCGACCATATCTGAATAAGTTGTATCTGTTGCAGAAATAACATTGTTTGTTATAGTAATATTGCTTCCCGCGGTAAGTTGGTCCTGTTTTGTTGCAACCAAATTTTGAGATGCTGCTACGCTAGTACTCGTTCCGGCAATACTACTTATACCTGTAATAGTACCTCCTGTTAATACAAGTTCATCTTTAGATAAATAGCTTGTCGCCATTCCCTGACTTTCTTCAAGATTAATTGTTATATCTGGTAAATGTAAAATGTCATCTGCATCAGGTTTTAAAATTCCCTCCAAATCTGTCTTTTTAGCTAATAAATCTTTTTGATTTGGTATTGTACTCATTTTATCACCTCTTGTAAATTTAAAAAAGTATAAAAAAAATGCGAGAAATCGCCGCCTAGTAATTTCCTATCTAGCTCCCTCTAAAAAATATAGAAAATTAAAGTTTGATTTCTCGTATTCTTTGATAATTAATATGAAAAATTTTGTATATAAATTTATTAAGTTTGTCCCCTAAAATTTTAAGCTTCTCCGCATATGAGCCATTTTACTGATACATTTAAATCGTTTGCACTTTTGTCACATATAAAGAACAAGCTTATGATTTATACTGCAATACTGTTGCGTAAAGATACCAACTATTTATTGATGCAGAACCACTCTCATCAGAGTCAATCTTGATAACATCGCCCTCTTTCACAAAAGTTGATAATGTAACATCTATACCGCCCTCTGCAATCCACGGCAATGTGGTTCCGCTACTATCCTCTCCAAAACATGATAACTGGTCAACCGATACTCCATTAACAAACAATCTTGCCGTATATCCGCTACCGCTCTTGTGCATATAGGCTTTTAAGAGTCCTGTTTTACTTGCAGTAAAAGTGTGTATTTGTGAAGATGTAATGAACATCCTCACAGTAGTGTTTACACGACCATTATAGTGAAGTTTTTCCGTTATCGCATCATCAACTGTTTCATCAACCGCATCCATAAAATCAGCGGGAATAGGTGTATGTTTTACTTTGATGATGTAGTTGACACCTACGGCTTTGACTTCGGTAGTAGCACCAATTCTAGGTGTTCCATTTGTGCCATCTGTTACTACAGCTTTTGTAGTGCTTAGGATTAGGTTATCCATACCAGTTCCGCCAGCTGTTGTAAACACTGCGTTTGTCCTATTTTTATAAGCATCGTGTTCATGACCTTGGAATCTATCATCAATAAACTCACCAAGAGCGATTCCATCAGCATCATAGTGATTGTCTGATTTTCCGCTTAAACCAACACCTTTTGTTGTAGCTTCTCTTAAATCAGGTACATTAAAGGTTGAATCACTTCCGCCATAATTGTAACCAATAACTTTGAATAAATCAAAATAATCATTTTTAGATAAGGACCTGCCATCGCAGATAAGCCATCCCGCAGGCACTTGTGAGCCACCATAAGGGACAATACTACCGATAGGGTTGTCTGCATAAATAGTGCCACCTGCCACGGGAATAAGTGTATCTTCAGTTTTATTATATACATTTACACTCATTATTTTTACACCTCTCTTGTTAAATAAACCACAGTAAAGCCTTGTAAATATGTTGCTGAATCACTAATCATACCAATATGTCTAAGCGTAACATTCCCGCCAGTTCCCACATAAGCAGTAGCTATACCATTTTTCCCTACGGAATCATCTGGATATGTTGGATATGTAAAATTGACAGTATATACGGGTGCAGGAAGTCCATCTGCTATTTTAAAATAGTCACTATCCAATAAGGTCCTGTTTAGTTGAAGATTATCACAACTAATTTGAATAAGTCGTCCATACTTGTAAACATGAAATCTTTGAGTAATATCAGGGAAAGCAGCCAGAGCTTGTTCTGTAAATAAATAATTTGTCAATTCTTCTACTTCTTGCGTAGAAGTTTTTCCATCTTCAACAATATTTACAATTTTACCATCATATTTTTCTTTCTCTTGCGTAGTAAGTGCATTCCATTCGGCTTGAGTTCCGACAAACTCTTCGTTTCCGACAAACTCTTCATTTCCACCGCCGCCAATGTCAAACCAACCTGTATAGGTTATTATGTTTGTTTCATTTGCATAAGCAAAATCAGTAATAACTACATCATTTCCAAAAGTCACAGTTGAATCACTAACAGACTTTACATAGGTGTACATGGTAGAACTGTTAGAAAAGAATACACCGTCACCTGTTTCACACTTATCTGTTGTAAGATAATAATGTACGTTTTCGCCATCTCTTTTGCCTATAAACCTATACAGTTTCAAAGGTTTATTTGAATCATACTTATAATGGTGTCCTAATTTCATACCCCACTCGGGATTTCCCGAATAAACGATAACTGTTCCAATCGGAAACTCACCAAAACTGTAACTCTCTCTATAGGTTACGCCTTTCTCTACTACAGGAATAGGCAACCAAACCCAACCGCTTTGCTCTGTATATGTACATTGATAAAAGCACCCATTCTGATATGTGCCTGTTTCTCCAATATACTGATAAATTTTTCCAAGTGGTGTTGTACCTGCAAATGGTAACTCCTCTTTCTGAATGCTATCACCATCAAGAGTCTTTTCAGATAATCTAGTACCGTCTTCAAACCACACATCATCCGCATAAGCAACTGGGAATGTTCCCAGATGCTCAGCGTCAACATAGTTATTCGGTCTGGCGGTATCCGCTAATTTTATTGCCATTTTATTACCCCCTTTAACTTACCACAGCAGTCAAAGTACCAAGACTTGCCTGATGTAATCTAACTATTTTATAAGTTGTAGTATAACCACTTGCATTTGTAAATGACCTACTAGCAACAACAGTATCGAGATCTGTATCAAAACCATTAACCTTAACTGAAATACTCCAACCGGCAGGTAAAGCAAAATAACAATATTGACCAGTTCCCGCAGTAAAATTATAAGAACCTTTAGCATTTGTAGCTAATTTCTTACCGCTAAGACCAAGTATAAATGCATCATCGTAGCTATTTTGATTTTCAGCAACACCCCAATAAATCTTGTTCATAAATTGGAATGAAATAGACTTGCTAGCCGTTTTCTCCCCATCGCCGCAATTAAGTGTAAATGTCTTGCTTGCTGAAATATCATTCGCATATGTAGCAGTTCTTACTGTCTCATCAGCAAGAGTACAATCAGTAAGAGTCTGCGTTGTCATGTCTTTATTATATGTCCAGTTAAATACAACACCACCTTCGATGACTTGTCCATTTTCATACTGTAAAGTAGAAGGTGTTGAAGTGAAGCTTGTAATTGCTGGATCTACATAGTAAAGTTTTGCAAATATAGCATCAAGTGCCTTATCTACATCTGTATATGTAGGGAAGTCTACATTAGTATAAGTAATATTTTCTGCATCACCACCAAGAGTGGATAATGGGGCTAAAGTAATATTACCTTCTTCGTCAGTAATAACAGCTTTATTCGCATTAGTAGTACCTTGAGCTATATCAAGTTTACCTGTTAATTCTGTTTCTACTATTGTCTGTAAATCTTTCATTGCGGCAAGGTCTGGAATCTTATTAGTAACAGTTTCTTCTCCTGTGTAATCGCTAACTACATCAGTAGTCTTAGAAACATAGTCACTGAAATTCACGCCTCCCGCAGAAACGATTGTAGTCCAAGCACCATCTAATAAAATAGACTGCATAAGTTTATCATTATCTTCATAATAAAACCATATAGCATCTGCATCTATTGTATGAGATGTACTATCCTTTACATAAGTAATTTTATCAGTAGTGCTATCATATATTGGTTGAGCATCACATTTAATAGCCTCATCAACATTTAAAAGCGCAATCTGTTCGTCTGTATAGGTCTTTGCTTCATTAACCCCGGCCGCAACTTTGTAACTGACAGAACCTTCAACAGTAGTATCGCTATTTAATGTAGCAATATCTTCTTTATTCTGTTGAACCTGTCCTTTTTCAGTATCATTATAATCATTAGTAGATAAGCCTTTACCAGTTTCTTTATCTACTTTATCTTCAAGAAGTGCATTTACTTCAGTCTTATTATAGTAATTAAGTAAATCAGCACTTCCGCCTTCAAATTTTCTCCACTTGCCAGTGGTATCGTCAACTAAATTACCTTTATTAAAGATATAAATACAACCATCTTCAACACAAGTTGCAATAAATACTTGCGGGAGATAATTTTCATTATAATCTTTCATATCGGCTATTGTTTGAAACATATCTCTTTCAACATTAGGTGATGATTTTCTAATGTTGAAATTGTCAAGCATACTTACAGCCATTTTATTTGTCTCCCTTCAATTATTTAAATACTATTTGATTATTTTCCGCTGCGGTAGGATCTATTAAAGTATAACAATAATAAGCAATACCATCCACTGTTTTTTCGCTTCTTTGGAATGAGTCAAAATAGTTTATATTATTAACTTCATCTTTAATATATGTTAAAGCACCAAAAGATTTGGGATAAGCATAAAATACTTTACCCCAATCTGTTGTAATATCAGAATAAGTAAGATTTTTTGTATCTTTAAGGATACTTGTACTACTTTTAATAGTCGTTTCATCTGGATCTGATACATTAGCATCGCAAATACCATAATAAGATTTGGCTACGAATTTAATAGCAAATGTTGATGTTGAAGTTTGTTTTCCGTCGGTTGCTGTTGCTTTAAAAGTAGTATCTGTTGTAATTGCAGCGGCCGGTGTGTACTGATATTGAAAATTTCCGCCCGAAGCCACGCCCGCGCTTATTTCATTAATTAAAGTATCTCCATTATAGAAAGCTACTTTTGTTACTGGATTTGTTTTCTTTGTAACTGCCGCCTTAAGTAAGATAGTTGCTACACTATCAGTAACAATATCATATAATTTAGTTGATGGAGTAGCAGATAATGAAATTGTAGGTGGGAGATATTTAATAAGCATATCTCTTAAAATTTGTTCAAGTGGAGTTCCTTTAGCATAGGTTTTACCGTTTGTTATTGTACCAATTTCGACAGTAGCGGTTAATGGTTCTTGTAATTGAGCAGAACCAGTAACTACTCCACAATCAAGACTTGAGCCATCAGATAAGCTAATTATAAGATGACCTTGTGGTGTAACAACTGCATTTGAGATAGAAATCCCTTGCATACCATCTTTAACTACCATTGTACTTTGCTGTGTTGTGCCGCTATCGCCTTTCCATTCAAAGGTGATTACGTTTCCATCAGCTGTTTTTTGAATAGTTTTAATCTTGCAAGGCGCGCCCCTAACTGCACCTAAAGCATCTGCGGTGTCTGCAACATATTTTTTTGCAAGAGCATATGTAACTATATCCATTATAGCACCTCCCAACTTCCTGAGCTATTAAGAATATATACTTCAGAAGTAGCTATACAAAGCGCGGTGCTGCCAGTTGCGCACTCAGGTTGAACTGGTAAATTACTAACATCTGAAGCAGTATCAATTACATATTCTTTATATAAATAAGTTTGAGTATTTCTATCTTTCATTAGATTTACTGCCATATTCTTATACCCTCCTTTTAAAAATCATCTTAGTTGTAGCTGAATAATTTTTATATTCATAATATATATAAAAAAACAGTTATTTCAGTTTAATATAAATGTCCAATAAAAAAGTTATAAATTACTTTTAAAATGCGGTTGCGGGATGTGCTTCCCACCCACCATCAAATATAAAAAAACGAGGGTAGGTGTTATCCTACCCTCGATGAAAGGAAAGTATGTTACGAAAGGATTTGATATAGAGCTGGGGTGGTTGGATTCGAACCAACGAATGCAGGAGTCAAAGTCCTGTGCCTTAACCGCTTGGCTACACCCCAATAAAATTTAGAGTCGGAAGGCGGAGGTACTGCCCCTCTTTTTATCTTATTACTTACTAATAATATAGTATCCTAGGTTTATATTACTTTCAGCGTTATTGCTAACGACCAATCTTACTGGACCTTCGATATTATACAATACTTTAATAAAAACGGGGCAAGTTTATATTGCTTACCCCTTATATATTAAATAGGAAAATTTTTATTAATCCATTCATAAAGATTAACATATTCCTTGCCCTGAAGGATTGCAAGCTCTTCTTCTTTCTTTTCTCTCTGCTTTATAATTTCCGTTATCTCTTCATAAGTCTTGTAAAAGTCATCTTCTAATACCTTGATTTCATTCTTAAGCTTTGCAATCTTCTTTTCCATGTTATCATTTTCTCTTGTTGCAATCTCTTCTGCCTTCTTAGCATCTTCTAGCGTATCATACATTTTCTTTGTTACGTCACTGTAATACTTCATTTAAACTACCTTCCTTTTTTTTTTATTTATTTAATAACTTAATTATAATAATAAATTATTAGACCTTCGCCTTACCTAAATTACCTTCTCTTTTATTCGACAAATAGTAAGATGAGGCTGAGGCAAGCTAGCTACTTCTTACCTTCTCACCTTGCGGCTACACCGCCATAATGACTATACAGGATTGATTACCTGTAACTTTCACGTTCCATTCAGCCATCTCTACGAAGGTTATACCAAACCTAAGATCTTTGATCATTCATTGTAGATTTACGCTACTCGTACCTTGACCTTCTCTTATACGATTGTTACCAATCTTCAACTACAAAACTTCCTTATTTTCGTATTACTTAGGTTTGCGGCGGGGACGCCCCACATACCGCCTAACTAAGCTTCTTCCCCGCAGGGGCTGCCTATTACGGAAGCGAGAAGACAGTGTCTTAAAAAGCGATAACTTCAGCACATACTACCAAAACAGGCTTGTATTTAAGTCTGCGTACTTTATATCGCTATAAAGTATCTTCAAGATTTCAAAGTATCCTTATCAACCTCTATATTCTACGATTCGGTAGTACTCTCAGCCACATGGAGTTGTGTCTGCACTGAGTTAATATTTATTATTATAATTAAGTTATCAAAGTGCTTATTTATATAAAATATGTAGGTAAAGATTTACACCTTACATGACCACTGATTGTAATGACCTAAAACATCAGTTGCAATCTTAGTTTATTGGTAATGGTCTTACATTTAACTCTCATTCGTCTTTTGTTGCAACTCAGCACGAAGAGCTTTTTTTAAGCGTCTACCTATTCCGCCACTACATATTTTCTATAAATATTATATCAAAAATTTTTTAAAATTTCAAGTCAATGGATAATTGAGTTGGGGATAGAGGTTACGCTCCTCTGCTTCTTGCTTCAGAGGCACTCGTGCTACTATTACACTAATCCCCATAATTAATTTTATAAATAGTTAAGGTTCTGGCGTCAAGGATAACATATACCCTTCCGTTGCTTTCGGCCATTCTTTATAGTATGCATCCTTTATAGAGTGGCATCCTCTCTTTTAATACTTAACGAACTAGAACGATAAGTACCTTAACTATTAGTGCATCCGAAGGGATTCGAACCCTCAATCCTTGCGGCGGGGGTTTTTAAGACCCCTGTGTATGCCCTTTCCACCACGGATGCAAATTGCGGAGAGCACGTTCAAGGACACCTTGAACGCCAGCCCGCGCTCCTTGTTTCTCTTTCTATTGTTAATCCCTGTGCTATTATGTTTACACTACAAGACTTGGGAAGAAAAGATATGTAGCCTATCATAGAAAAAGAAGACTTTCAACTACATATTTCAATTAAATTGTGTACGAGTAATAAACTCATTCTAGGACGTACACAAGATCCTGTTAGTTTAGTAGGTCTAACAACCGCTAGCATCAGTCTTAGCCTGCCAAGAACGGACAGCGATTCCTTTATCTCCAGAGTCTATTGTCTGGCGAGTTTTAGAGTTCCCTTAACTACCGTATGTTCCTGAGTCTCCTCCTTGGTTTTACTCTACTTGGTTATCTAATCCTTACTAATACACATCTCTTTAGAGGCCCTTCCTCACGGTTCAATGAAACCTTAATATTTTCAATGCGCATTTTACTCATATAGCCTTCTCGCGAGCTACTCGCCATGTCTATTTCATAGGTTGTCATCTGAATTAACCCTCCATCAGCGTAGGATACCTTCCAACATCATTTTACGTAGGCAAGACCAGTCGGTATATTCCTGAGAGCCTTGAGTAGCGGGGGAAGGGTATGATCCTTCAACCTCTGGGTTATGAACCCAGCCATCTGCCATTTGATAATACCCCGCGATATTAAAACGACTCATTAAGGGGAGTCGCAACCCACTCAGTTCTATGTCAGGGATAATTTTAGACGGAAACTGACAAGCCACTTATCTGAACCCAATACCCCACAAAGGAATCGAACCTTTATTTCAGAGTTCGTAGCCCTGTGTTCTCTCCATTAAACTAATGAGGTATTTATAAAAGCTAAAGACTGGGTGGGATACATTTTTCAGTACCACGCTTACCTATTGTTTCATGTGAAGCTCATTTAATCTTCAAAGGTGGAGGATTTTACGCTTTTGCAACGCACCTCACTTCCCTCACCTGCCCAGTCGAGCGATGCGACCTGACTCGTTTCAGCTTTTATTTCTTTTTTCATTTTACATATATATTATATCAAAAAATTTTATAAAATGCAAATTATTTTAATCTTCTTCTTCATAATATTCATATGTCATATCTTCAGCATTTAAATCTAATGATTGAACACCTTCTTGAACAGCTTGAATATACTCTTCTTCTGTTTCATAGTCTTTACGATTTATTTCAAGTTCAGAATAAATTGTGATAACTAATTTTGTCATAATTAGTACCTCTTTTATATTTTCTATATATATTATAGCAAAATATTTTATAATTTTCAAATTATTTTCTTTCGGCGGAGAGTAGTCCTCGATGCATGCAGACTATTCGTTTTCTAACTCAAAGGTTGTTCCTACCTTGCTCTTATTAGGTAAACTACTATATAGACTCGTACTACACTCTCCCGAAAGAAAATAATTAAATTTTCTTCCATTCTTCATCTGTATATTTTTTAATATCTGACACTTTTCGTGGCAAATTAAATTTATCACACCATTTTCTAATTGAATTATCAGATACTTGATACATTTCTCCAATTTTTGTAAAAGGAGTTGTTCTAATTAAATCTTTTAGTTTTTCTCTAGTAACAGGCATTTTATCTAAAGAAATAGTTCTATATTTAGCAGAACATTCTCTACATCTTATACATCCTTTTGAAATTTCTTTTTGACAATCTATACAATAAGTTTTTTCTTTATAAGTTTTATTTTTACCATTTGTTGTAGGTAATTGTTGATTACAATTTGGACAAACCCATCTAAGATTTTCTAATCTATCGTCTTTGTTGTTTCCATTGATATGATCAAGTATTAATGTTAATTCTTTATTTTGCCATATAGGTTCTTGTCCACATATACTACATATATAAGGAGTATATTCTCCTTGTTTATACCATCGTCTTAAAGTAGATTGATCAGCAGTAGAATTCTCAATAAAAATATTTTCTTCACTTCTCTCAATTTTTCCTTTTCCTTTAGTTGAAAAATGAGAAATATCTAATTGTAATTTTTCTATTCTGTCTTTAAGCATATTTGTTAAATCACTAGAATTACAATTATAACCTAATTTTCTACCAAGTTCTTTATAACTATAAGATTGTTTTACAATTTCTGAAAATTCTGTATCTGAAAAATTATAAAGTTTACTCATTATTTTTCCTCCAATTTTTATATTCTATTATATATAAAAATTGAACTCATAAAATTGAACTTTTTTGTCCTAAATGACGGGAGGGGGAATTGAACCCACCACCACAGGATTGAAAGCCCCGTATCGTATACCATTTGACTATCCCGCCTTGTAAAAACGGCTCGAATGGGACTTGAACCCATGACCTTTGCCGTGACAGGGCAACGCTACCAGCCTGCTGAGCTACCGAACCAAAAATATATGCAACTCTTTACTTTACGAAGCAGTTGCCGCACCGTGTACTTCATTAGCACAATCATCACTGGGTAAATAGTAAGCTCGACCTGTCCCAGCTTGTTGATTAGGTCTTTCTTCTCAGTCATCAGCTTGTTGATGCTGTCACTCTTAGCCGCTTACTCGATTATTTCTCAACTTCGCATCTCATTCTACGACTCCCACTTTATGGTCGGAATTTTGCGCATGGGTACTGTTGTATCACCCTTCCTATTGGGCGACCTGGGCCTTCAGGCGTATGCTCTCTAAGACATTACGCGTAGTCTTAGTTTTTATTGTTGATTTATTATTTTTCGCCGTATACCTTACCATTCCTTTTAGAGGCTCTTCCTCATTACTGACGCAAATGTTTTTAATGTAAGGTTTATTGGAAATGTAAGACTCGAACTTCTCCTCTACAGCCCAAGTGTAGCGTGCTACCATTACACCACATTCCCATCAATTAAGTTGCATTGTTCATCACTCTCACGGTGTGCAACGCACCGAGTTTTTTTCTCCGCAAAAAAACTAAAATCGAAAAGTTCTTTCAGTAGAGCTTATAACAACGGTACTTTTCACGGTAATACTCCCGGATTTGTTTTTTGATGAATAATCTTAAATACAAGTACAAATACAAATAGTCTCTCTTCTTGAGGACAGTTTCTCTAAACTTATATTCTTGATACCAGACTCCAAGCTCCTGGCTATGCTTCCCAAAAGTGATTTATTTATTTCTCACTTTCTATAAGTATTATAGCAAAAATTTTTTATTTTTGCAAATATAAAATAAGGAAATGCTTACTAACTATTTTTCGCATTTTACTGTTGGCTGCTATTGAAATGTTAATATCTTGTCAGCCGAAAGAATATTAACTAAGTCGTGCCCAAACCTTATTTGAGTAGACCGTACAGGATGTGCGCCTGTGACCTCCACTTTATCAGAGTGGCGCTCTAACTGACTGAGCTAACGGTCTATAATACAGGCTCCTAAGGATTTGAACCCTAACCTTAACGCTTTGGAGGCGCATATGCTATCATTACACTAGAAGCCCAAATTGCGGAGCACAACCTCCGCCCGCAGAGTGTATCCCTGGAGTTCCCCGACTTACGTATCAGGTGGTGGACCGCTGCAGCAGCCACGAGTTTGCTTTATACAGTTTCTTTGCTCTCCCAATGCATTTCTATACCGAGCTAGGATGGACGCGGTTAGGTACCTTTTAAATAATCTGACGGATTACACACATCTTTAGAGGTGCTACTCATTTTGAACAGGAATTCCCCACCTCAAGGCATTAGTCACCTCGTGTTCCTTTTATTCTCTTCACAGATTATTTTGAATTGGATAAGTGGGACTCGAACCCAGCACTCACTCTACCCTGCAACGGGCAGACATTCGACACATATTCTTACTCACCATATATTGAATTCGTCCGGACTCGTCCAACCTTACGGGAGGGCTATCATATGGCTTTCAGAAATAAGTGGAGGTAGAGGGAATCGAACCCACTCGAAGCCGAAGCTAGCAGATTTACAGTCTGCCCCGTCTCCTTAACGGTTTATACCTCCAAAATTATCAAACCCATCGGCTCGTTACCCTCTGTAGTAGGGGAAGTAACCGAATCATTACAGAAAATACAGGTATCCTCTTTCTCTGACGCTCTCGTTTGATATGCTCTTGCACGATTTAATACTTCTGCATGTGGACCTGAGGGGAGTCGAACCCCTGTCTCAAAATATTATCTTACAATCCTTTTACGCAATAGATTTTAGGTAATCAACCACAATGTAGGTAATTAGGTTTTCCTACTCCACCAGATGGTTTATGCGCACTGCTGTGTCCATCACACTCAACTACTTCAATTTTCAATCCTCAAGATTTACAGAAGAAGTAACTCTATATCTATTTTGGAACCTAATAGGCTTAGGCAGCCATAGCGTAATTATTTGCGTTTATATTTAAGTTTGGTTTTACGTTACCGACGTGCGAGATTATAAGCATCATACCCTGATCGATACCAGTGCAAGCCCCAATCTAATCATCTTCACTTATTTCAGTTATTTCTGTTAATTGTTCTATATTTAATCCTACTCTTTTAATAGCTATTTCTTTTGCTTGTTCTTCGTTCTCTGCAAGAACATAATACGAATAGCTATCACCAAAAGTGTCTATTTCACGAACTTCATAGAATTTCATAATTATTATCTCTCTTTCATTTTTCTATAATAATTATAACAAAAAATTAATAAAAATGCAAATTTATAAATGGAGCATATGGGACTCGAACCCATGACATTTTGATTGCAAATCAAATACTCTCCCAGCTGAGCTAATGCCCCGTATTAAGCGTAGAGTGGGGGACTCGAACCCCCAAAGCGTTAAGCTCGACGGTTTTCAAGACCGCGTCCTCATCCAGCCGGATACTCTACAAAAGTGGGCGGAGTAGGAATTGAACCTACGACACAAGGAAGAGTTGCGGATGAGTCTCCGCCTCTTACTGCTTGGTCTTACATCCTCAGCGTTTCCGCCTTGTAGCCTAACTTCCACTGGAGTATCTTTCAACTCACTCTCTTTTATATAAAATAAAACAGTTAGAATTTCCTTTTAGATGGTTCAGATTTCTCAAATTTTACCCATCTCTTTGCGCGCATTGACCTATTCTTTATTCTACCCCTGGTAGAGCCAATCCTCTCTGGCGTAATTCTTTCTTAACATTGTTTGCAACCAATTTGTTAAGTTCATTTGGTAATCTCTGTTTTATTTTCTATATATATTATAACAAAATTTTTTATAAATTGCAAAACTTTGTTAAGAGCGGGTAAACGGACTCGAACCGTCATCAACTGAGTGGAAGCCAATTATGCTAACCATTACACCATACCCGCAAAATACAAAGCCTTCAAAAAAATAATTAAATAAAATCTTACATCCACGCCTAGACATACGTTCAGGGGTCTGCGGGGCCTCGGCTATACAGCACTCCTCTTCCTAATTTACTCCTCAGATATTTAATCAATTATAATTTTAAAAACTTTGCTAAAATATTTGATAAATAATTCGCTTCGGACGCTATATTTAGTATACATCAATATTTATTTACCGCATATTTTAAATGTTAATTCCGAATTTTTTATAATTGTCCGCATATATACATTCCCCTATTTAACGCATAGGTAGGACTATAGCGCATATCTAATCAACTCTACGAAGTAGTTCGACCATATAGATATATCGTTTCACCATATGATAGGCTGGCTTAGACCTTTTTTTAGATATGATACGAGATAAGAGCCTTCAGCCATAGGAGCAGCTCTCATGCATCCACCTAACGAGGAATTTTGGTGTACCACTTTATACAAGTGGGATTCTATCCTTACACCCCGCCTATATTCACAGCATCTCGTATTCAATTTGAGTGAGCCGGGTAAGACTTGAACTTACGACGCGTAGGGCTTTAACCTACCGCTCTACCAACTGAGCTACCAGTCCGTATAAGAGTGCCGAGTTGGAGTTGAACCAACCTCACTGATTTTGCAGACCAGCCGCCTTCCGCAGACATTCGACACATTTTCTATTTTTGTTCCCTTTTATCCTTTATAGCGATGAGCCAGAGGAGAATAGTAACTCTCCCTCTTTCTATATTATTAAATTCTTTCCACTGTGATATTTCCAAATCTTTCTTTAATAAATTTAACCTCTGTCATACTGGAAACAAAAGTAACATGATGCTTGCAAAGGTCGTCAATATAATATACAATATATTTAATTCTATTGTCCATAAGCAGCTCTCCTTTATTAAGAAATGATTTATTTAACTTTTCTATAATAATTATATCAAAATTTTTTAAAAAAATCAAAAATAATTTATTAATAAAAACAGTGTCCTATATTATCTGTAAATTTATAAGGGTATCCGCAAAAGGTATCTTGATACCCCATAGAATGAAAGAATAATGCTCCATAAGTAGTATCCTCAATAGTTATAGCTTCATTTACTGCATCTATTGTGCTTTGTTCTACATCTCCTCTTAAATAAAATTGATTAGGAGCTGTACAGACTGAATAATAATCATTTGGAAATAAGTCTGAATTTACACGATTTCTTATAACGTGCGCTACATGAATTTTAGATTCTTTATCTCCTCCATGTACTTCACATTCAACGACTTCGTATACAACCCAAGGGATGTTATAATCTACTGGAAGAGTATCCTCAACAGCTTCTTCTGTTTCAATAGTACCTGAAACCACATCTTCAGAATCTTCTTCTATATCATTATCTTCTTCAAATATTGTTTCCTCAACCCGCTCAGCTTCTTCTTCTTCTTCTTCAGTAGTAAATTCGGCGGGCGCATCCGCCTCCTCATAAATAATTACCTCATTTTCTGTAATAGTTTGATTTTCTTCTGTTGTTGTGGGTGCCGCCTCGGTAGCAATAACTGCCTCTGGTTCAGTTATTTCTTCGGTAGTTTTAGTAATGATATTCTCTTGTGTCGATAGATATTCTTCTACCGCAACAGTAATAGTATTTTCTGTACTAAGATCTTCTGCGGGTGCCGCACTATTACACCCAACCATCATTATCATAGCTAGTCCTATAGAAGGAATTATTAGTCGTGACTTCTTGTTCATTTTTATCTCCTTTTTCTTTCTTAATGAAAACGTCTCTCCTATACAAAGAAAATATCGAAAAACGCTGAAACTGTCACTTTCTTTTAACGCATTTTTCCCAGTATTTAAGATATTCTTCTAAAGTTTCATGCCTCTTATGAAAGCGAGAATTTTGTTCATTCATATAAGAATCAATCGCATCTTCTTTAGTCCATATCCATCTATAATCAGAAATGTCCCATGATTCAAATACTTTTTTATAAGCTTTCCCGCTAGGGATATTATTAGTGCGTCTTACTTTTTTATTCGCTAAACGTTTCATACCCTTATTCGCAGGATCCTTTACTATTGGACTTTTTTTACGACTTCGGCTCATAAACTCATTCTCCTTTCATAAGATAGATACTGTATATAAAAAATGATATATCATTTTTTAATTACATTGTCCAATTTCTGTCGCGCGCAACCTTATTAATATACAATAGAAACCTATGCGCATCAGAATATTCTTTCCAAGAAAATAATAATAAAGATTTATTATTATTACTTTCTGGAAACCAAGCTTTTATTGTTGCATTATATTCATTTTTTAACAATAGAATATAATCAACTAATGAAATATTTAAGATTCTTGCGGGAATCCACCATGCAGCACTATCGTGCGCCAAATCAGAAGTATCAGCTACGTACCATTCACCAATAGCATCTGTCCATTGTGAAGCTTTATATATCATAATGAACTCCTTTCTTGCTTTATTTTAAATTCCTAATCGGTTTAAGAGAATTGCTATATTAGCCTTCTCTTCTTCTGTCGGAGCTGTAGAACTAATTGAGGGCGTAGCCTCATTAATAGATACATTTGAAGTATTAATATTTTCACTGTCCCCTACGTTTGTCTTTGCACAAGTTAGCGCAACTTTAATTTCTACTACTTCTCCATTTTCATTGATTGGGATACGAAGCTCCTTCCCGCCATAAATAAAAGCGCCCGGAAATACTTCCATAATCTTATTTGTAATCTCTATTTTAGCATTACTTCCTCTTGCCGCCATTTTACAGATCCTCCTCTAAAATTACCTTTAAACGCATTTTGCCACATTCAGTTCCCGTAGGTAGCATAACATTGTAATCATGAATTTTATAAATATGCTTAACAACATTTTCTGTATCTCTTAAATAAGGTGCATACTTATCAAAATATAAGTCCATATTTAGATTGCTACAAGCTGCATAAAAATTAAGTGTTTCTGAAAATTGAGTAGTGACATACTCTCCAACAAAAATATTTTCATTTGTAGACTCATCAAGAATATAGAATACTACTTCCATTTCATCAGCAGGTCTCTGTTGTATCATTATTATTTTCTCCTTTTTTATTTTTCTATAATAGTTATATCAAAAATTTTTATAATTTTCAACTATTTTTCTTTTATACTCTCTCATCTTTCTTCCAAAGATACCCGCTGCGCGCTGGAGAATCAATGGATGACGATATGATGTCTGAAAATATCTTGACGCCTTCTGCTCTGGACTAAGGTAATGAATTTCTATCTCACCAGTTGTATAATTAAACCCCTTTACTTCTGCCATCTCAGGAGTCCATTTCTCAGGACAAATGTATGTATAATAAATAACCTCTTCAAACTGTATATTAGCTATTGCTCTAGCTTGCTGTGACCAACTTTTAGGATGATATGTTCTATTCATACATTAAACCTCTTTTCTTACTTTCTATAATAATTATACTAAAATTTTTGTAAAAATACAATTTAATTATTTGGAGGAAGTATTTGTGCATTAGTCTTTTCTAAAATTTTACTAAAGCTTTGCATGGAGCGGCAAGCAGAACAACTACTTCCTGTAATGCAGCGTTTATTGCACTCCGCGCGCAATGCCCCAAAACTAGGTGGGAGACGTCTACTATCTAAGCTTTCATCTAAGCCAATAATAATTTCAGATAAATCTCCGTACCACTTTTCATCTTTATAAGCTTTATAAATAACTTGCTGACTTGCAGAATCTAATGTTTTAAATTCAAAACCTCCATTAATGTAATTCTTATAGTACCATATATCTTCAGGACGAATAAAGAATTTCTTTATTGAAGGACTATCCTCCCAAGCGCTCTGTGCTACATTAGCATAAACTCTAATACGGGCTCCTGCTTTTGCGCAAACCGCACTAACCCCAGGTAAGCAAAAGCCAAGAATATTTGTAATATAGACTTCTGTGGGACGCAGAGTTAAAACAAACTGTAATACTTCCCAGTTACCTATTAAATCAGTAAACATATAAGAATTGCAACAATCTTTTACTGCGTTAAACTTAATTAAATCAATTTTACCTGTTGTTGAGTTTATAATATAGTTTAATGGAATTTGTAAAGTCCAATTACTATATTGGATAATTTTATTGCCCCCTTCGCGCAAGAGGTTAAGTTGAGACAGAGAAGTGTCTTCTGCAACAGTAATATAGATATGTTGGTTTTCATGTCTATTAACAAATTCCCTTAATGAATTATCTTGCGGACGGTAATCAATTTTAATTTGGTCGCAGTCTTGAAGATCCATATCGGGATGGTTATAATAAATACATAACATATTTTTTTCTCCTTTTACTGTACTCAAATGAGGGTAATAAAGCTAGCAGCTTTTATTACCCTAAAATTATTTTCTTCACTTTTATTATATCAAAATTTTTATATCTTTTCAAATATTAAAGCCAGCTATAGCTACTTGATTTAGCACTTATAGATGGAGAACTACTACTTAGCTCCTCAAATCCGCTAAAATCAAAAATAACTGGCGCCATTGTATCTATTGTATAACCAACATTGCCGCGATGTAAGTCATTAATACCCTCTTGTTCAATAAAAGTTCCTAATGTGTCAAACTGTTCTTCTCCATAATAAGTTATAAAATCTTCTAACCAAATTGAAGGTAATTCAGTTATACCCGTATACTTAGATGTGAATGATTGTAACCGAGAATACGAATACAGACTACTTTTATAAGAAGAGTTCACCTCGGTAAAAGTTAGAGCCTGTTCTTGAAGATATACGGGGAGCGGCCGCCCTGTTTTATCTTGTAGGAAGCCTAAGAAAGATGTTTCAACAAAAAAATCTTCTACTCCATCTTGCACCGCCGCTTGATAATTATATACTTCTCGTTTACAATAGTCATAAGACAGAGGAGTGTCTGTCAAATCATTAATATTAAAAGGTACTTTAAGAACAAAACTATGGGCGGGCGCCCGCTCATCGTTATAGATAATTACTCCTTTTGTACTTCCCGTCTTAAGAGTGAGCTTCCCATGTGGGTAGTTTGATTGTAACGTAGAGATAATTTGGTTGAAACAAGAGTAGAAGGTAGATTCATATAATTCTTCAATCAACCCTTCGGTCATTTTAAATAAAGACTGTATCTGTATAAATAATGAAAAAGCTGCGGCAGTTATTGTGTTATTCATTTCTTTCCTCTTTAAATTAAACCGTTTTTTGTATAGAGATTCATTAAAGCTTTTTGTAATTTTCCCCAAAATTTGGCTATTTTTTTTGGATGACTCATCATATAATTTGCAGCGCTACGTGTTGCAATAAATTCATTAGGAATACAATGATACCAATCGTTCCTTTGTTGATCATCCTCTAAGTAAGCCAATTTTTCTTTTTGTTCTTTAAAGTATTCTAATTCTTCTTCAGTCCACATATAATCAGTTACAACATGAAAAATCTCATGTAATAAACACCAAATAAAAATGTCAGCATTAATGTTGGGATATTTTTTAATAGCATCATTAATAAAAAAATTTTGTTCTTCTTCAGTTGTAATTAAACTATAATTAATAACTCTTTTTTCACAAAAAGCTTGAAATTCACTGCCCAGGTTTGCGGTAACGCTAAACTGTTTTGTAAATTCATTTATTATTTTATCAATCTTCTTTAATCCTTTTAACTTAGCCATTAAATACACCTCTTTATATTTTTATCTTTATATTAATATTATAACAAAAAATTAAAAAAAATGCAAAAGTAACTTTATAGATGCTATAAAGTTACTTTTGCATTAGTATATAAGAGTATATTAGTTCTCAAACCGCTTAGAAGCTTCCATAATTTGAGAAGCTGTTACTGGAACATAAGAACCAAATGCAAGTACGCAAGCAGCCAGCATATATGGACTTGTTAAATCAGTATGATCATACCAAGTCTGCGAGGCATGATAAGCCTCAGTCCAGGTCATAATTGAAGAGCAGCTATGCGTTTCCTGATAATGGATTACTTCATAAGCACTTTTCTCAATTAGTTCATAGTTTCTCATCTTCTAGTACCTCCAGTAGTAAGCTCAGTAATATATTTTTCAAATTCTCGAACCATTTGATCATCTTCAAGATAAAAAGGATCAACCTTATGCTTCTGATAATAGTCCCCCATAAAACACTGCATTAACTGCATTATTCTCATATCAGGTAATTTCTTATGTAGCTCCGCCATCTCTAAATATAAAGGTTCAAGTCTATTGACATCTCTCATATAATTGTCCCTCCCTTAATTAATCACAAGATTTAACAATGCATCTACTAAGCTGAGTCTGTAAAACTCCATTATATTCAGTATGAGCTTTTATAGTACCGCTTAAAAGAATTGTATCATTTATTTGAATATTATTATCTATACATGATTGAGTAAACCATGTAAAGATATTATCTCCTATTGCAAAAGTGTAAAGCATTGAACTACCCCAATCACCATTAATTACTCTTGCTTTCTTAAAAATGGCGGGCTGCTTTCTAATGCGGTCACCAACATTTCCAAAATGCTGTGACTTAGAAGTGTTTTTATTATTAGTATTGATTATTTGACTAATGTCATTCTTGATTTTATCTAAAGCGTGTGTCTTAAAGAATACTTCTCCATATTTATTTGGTTCAAAAACATCTTCAAAAGTACACTTATATAGAAAAGCTCCTTCGCCATATTGAAAGTTGGTTGGAGCGGTGTTAGTTCCAAAGAACCAATTTAAACCAGTATAAAATTTTGCTCCATCTTCTTTTAATTTATCTTTAATATCAAAAGTATTACAACCTGCGACAATGTAGATTATTCCATCTTCAATATTATATTTCTGCTTCCATTCTTTTACTTTGTTTTCTGCTTGAGCAGTTTTTTCAGCTTCTTTTTTCTCAGCTCTGCGCGCAGCCTGTTCATCAAGTTTTGCGCGCTCGTTTTCTGTATAAATTCTACAATGTTTTTTAATAGACTTACCCAAGCCGTGACAATCAAAACAAGTGCCATTATCTATATGCCCAAAATAAGGTATAAGACCTGTTCCTCCGCATTTACCGCACTTTGCTTCAGCATCCGCATAAGTCTTATTATTTTCTGTAACAATAGAACTTGGAATAATCTTATATCCCATTTCTTCGTAAGTACGAGCTAATCTATATTCCATATTATAACACCTCTTTCTTTCAACTTTCTATAATAATTATAGCAAAAAATTTAATAAAAATAAAGGGGTGGTTGCATTGATGTTAATAACTATCTGAAGGAGCGTTCAAGTCTTTTGTTTCACAGACGTAACAGTTAGTATCTTCAATAACCTTTATATTAACTTCATCTATTAGGTCTAACCCATACATTTTACCAAGTTCCGCCATAGCGTCCGATAATGATTGTCCAAAAACATAGCCTTCACTGAGTCTCTCTATGTCGTTAACAGTGCTATATATACCATCGCGCACGATATGAATATAAACTAATCAAAGCCATTCCTCCTTTATATATCGTATTTCATCTTTTGTTATATCATATACACCATGTTTATTACACAGGGCTAAGAGATCAACCTCCTTTATCCAGGGCTTCCTTTGTAGTTCCCGTCCTATTGCATTAAGTTTTGCGCGGCGGGTGTCGACTAAATCGTCATGACCTTCGGCTTCCGCCATATATAAAAAGTAATCTAGGTTCATGTTTTCACCTCTTAATAATCTAAATAATAAACAAACCTTATCAGGTCCAAAGATGCATATACTCCAGCAAGTTCTGTAATAGTTTCAATTTTATCACTTAGTTTTACCATATCTCTAACGCCTTTGCTTGCAAGATATTTAAGAGTAGCAAGATGAACAGCTTTCCAATCAGGAGTATCATAGCCATCTTCATAAAAACCAAGAGCATCGCTAAGAGCGGTTGCATCACTTGACTCAAGATTATAACAATACTCTTGCAGATAGTCATAGATTTCCTTTCCGCCAATCCAAAGGTCTACAAGTTTATTATCTTCTTTATAAAGTGGTACATTTTCCCAAGTGCCTTTATTTGTCATATATTGAACTACCCCAATAGTTTCTTTACTCATAAAAAACACCTCTTTCTTATTTTTCTATAATAATTATAATAAAAATTTTATAAAATTACCAATTTTGTTTAACAACAAGTTGCTTCCCGCCACAAACTCTGCATTTACAAGAGCTAATGTTGTTAAGAGTTTTACATTTGCGGGCGTAGGTACCTATTAGTTTACAGCAATCTACACACCATACTTCATATTTAGCTTTTGCTTCTTCATCGCGGAAGCCCTTTACATACTGACTAGCTTTATCATGTGTACAACCTATTTCCGCACACTTATATTTAAATACTGCATCATGATGATGATTTACTGTGGGGTCTTCGATTGATAAAAAGTAATGTACATATTCATGTTTAATTACCTGAATAATATCTTCATCACTTGCATTTTCAATGAGGTTGCGTGAGAACTCAATACATTTAGGAACATATATGTCACTTATTACTTTATAGCCTACTCTACCCATCACGCGAGTCAGTCTACCATTTATAGATACGGGTACATCAAGTGTAATATGGTCTGCCGCACACAACTTCTGAAGTTCTTCTTTAATTCTATCTATTGTCCATGACATAATTCCATCAACTCCTTTTATTTATATTTATTTCTTAACTTTTCTATAATAATTATAGCAAAAAATATAAAAAAAATCAAATTGCGGAGGGGCGCTCAAAGTTGTTTTTAGGAAGGGGTGTGAAGTGCGGGGCACGAATCCGCGCGTAGTAGCAAAAAGTGTTAAAAAGAAAAGTGAGGTTATTTATGGTTTCTTTCGATTTTACGGAGTATTTGGGCGAGAGTGTTTAATTTATAGGGGAGAAATGCCAGTAGATTTGTTAAAAAAACTGGCATAAGTTTAAAAATGCTGGTACGAAAATCCGCCTTAATATATATAATAAAACCGGATTTTCATGCTATCATTTTTTTATAGTTTAGGAACAAGCTTCTAAAGTATTAAAAAGTGTCCCGCGAAAATCCGGTTTTACTAATTAATAATGCGGAGTTGGGGTTAAGTAGCTAAAATTTCAGCTAAATGTGGAATTGGGGGTGATTTTTATTAGGGGAGGATAAAATATTTTTTATCGGGGGAGGACATTTTATTTAAATTTATTAGGGGGTATTTTTATATTAAGAAAAGGAGGGAATATCAACAAGAATTTTGTTGATTTTTTACAACGCATGACAAGAAAAGAATTATGTGAAAAGTATGATATATCTGAGTCTACTTTGAAAGCAAATTTTAGTAGAGTACAAAAGATATTTTTGGAGAGATATAAGTTAATATTAACTAAAACCGGAAGAGGTGAAAATACTGATTATCAAGTAGCTTTTACTATTGATACAGATGGTCGCGCGCTTACTATGAAAAAAGAAGAAAAAAGAGAAGTTATGATTGCTAAACAAGAATTTTCTAACTTGTTAGATTTTAATTTTATGGTTTTTCTTGGTATATGTATGACACCTATGACTACTTTTTATGGTAGTTATGTAGATTTTTTAAATTATGTAGAAGCAAAAAGAACTCAAGATAATATTACTAATCTTCAACAGGCGCTTGAAGATTTACAAGAAAGAAAGTTTATTAGATACGAAATAGACGAAACTAATAAAGATTATTTTTGGGCTGGACTTTATTATCAGACAAGAAAAGAAATGTCTATTAGTATGGATATGGTAGAAAGATGTCAACGACTTGCGAAAAATAATAATAAGAAGAGTTGGATTCCGCTTTTAAAGACATGGATAGGTATTCAATATATGTATGATAAGCAACCTTTTACTGTTGCAGAGTTATCTAAAGTAACAGGACTTAGCGCATATCAAATTAGAGAAAGTAAGAAGTTATTAGAGAAAGATAATTTATTCGTTACATCTAAAGCATATGTTGCTTATGATAGATGCATAGGTAGTAATGTAGAGTTAAATGGTATTTATGAGGCTAATAGAAGGGCTGTGACGAATTTCAACAAAGATAGCACTGGACTTAACGAATAATATATATAATATATTGTTACAGAGAACGTAGCAAGTTGTTGAAATTGGAATGTATTCTGCTATTAATTTCAACAGATTGCAGAGAAGTCTGTAACAATATATTATATATATATTGTTACAGAGATAATAGCAATCTGTTGAAATTGGGATGTATTTTTAATAAAATCAAAGTAAATTGGTGTAGACGCAGAGTTTGGGTAAATGCTGTAAATGCTGTAAATGCTGTAAATGCTGTAAATGCGAAGTTGAGGTGGTCCCACCGACCGCCATCCACTACTGTATTTTACAACGTTCGCAAGCAATCGTACTAACATTTCTGAATTTTGCACGAAGTGCAAAATGAAGAAATGGGTCTCTTGCTGCGAAGCAGCTAGAGACCTCTCTTTCACCTTTTAATAATATATATAATTATATATATACTATCCTATTATATATTATATAATATTTTTTACAATATTACAACTCTAATTCGGGAAGTCGCCCCGCCAGTCCGGCGGGTGCATAAAAAACAAAACATCTGGAGCGGTCCTCCAGATTCGGGTGGCGGGCGTTACCCGCCCGATTTTTAGGAAAATGAAAAACCAAACAACTAGGCGCAAGTCGCATATGAAAAAGGATGATGGTCATGGGGGTGGGAAACGGCGCTGCTTCGCCTAAAACGCGCCGCGCACCTTAATATTTTTATTATAACACATTATTTCTTATCTGTCAACTCTTTATTTTTAATAAAAAATGTATTTTTTATTAAAAAAAATAAGAAAAAACGCATTTTTTATTAAAAAAAACATCTTTTTTGCATTTTTTATAAAAAAATAGCACAATTCCCGCAATTTTCTTACTTTTGTACATAAAAATACCCTAGATTTCACGAACGGAAGCGAAAGCGAAAGCGAAATCTAGGGATAGGAGGACGCATACTCCTATATGGTTGTAGGAGGTGCGTTGAACGGCTATTTAATTCTTTATGAAATAATTATATCAAAATTTTTTAGTCTTGTCAAGAGGATAAGATTGAACTCCATGTAGTTTATACACGAAGTTCTGCATTTAAGTATGAGCGAACTGGAGCTTCCTCATCTATGCAAGTTATTTTCCCACTTGCCAAATCAACTGCAAATAAACCATGTTCGGTCGCATCTAAATAATGGTAAGTATCTGCTAACAACATATAATAAGACTGAAGATACTCAAAAACAGTTCCACTCTCTAATTCGTTTAATTCAACAACATCTTTTACATTAATCTTCATAATAAGAATTCTCTTTTTCTCTTTTGTATATATTTATTATAGCATACATTTTAATACAATGTCAACTATTTCTTTACAAAATATAAGACTATTAATCCAATAGTAATCACTGTGAAACATATATCCTTTACTTTATCAGCTTTTGCGCGACCAAGCTTAAAATCTCTAATGACATTCAGAATATTTCCAATAAGGTAAGCGCCCTGTCCCGCCATAAATATCCATCCTACTATTATCTGACCAAGAAGAAGCAAGCCCATTACTATAAATCCTACATTTTCCCAGTTAGCCTTCTTCATTTTCTTTACCTCTCTTTCTCTTGATTACATATTTATTATAATAGATAGTGATAAAAAAGTCAATTAAAAAAATATACAAATTTTGGGAAAAAATTTATACTTTTTTTATAATAAAAATCATTGACAAAAAGGTGCTCTTATGGTATAATAGAAGTTTGGCGCGGTTTCGCGCCGCCCCATTATATCATATCCGACTTCCGCTTGTCAATAGGCATTTTAAACAAAAAAAATGAAAATATTTTGTGCATTTTGCCTATTGTCAAAAAATAAAATATATTATATAATATAAATACAGTTGAGATAGAAAGAGAAGTAAATAATACTTAAAAAATTATAAAAATTCTATAAAAACTGCTTGACAAACTCTTTATTATTTGTTATAATAAAGGTACAAGATAAGGAAAAATCTAAAAAACCGGTTGCGCAATTTAAAAAATTAAATAAAAAAAGCTTGACAAATGCTTATAAATTTGTTATAATAAATATGTAAAATAAATAAATCATTTAAGAAAGAAAGAGGTGCTGATTATGGCAAACACAACAATTACAAGAAAGTCTGTTCTTAACAAGGTTCTCGACAATAGTAGTTTCCTTTCAACAGAGGAGATTGAGATTGTAAAGAAGATGATTTCTTCTCTTGATAGAAAGTCATCTAGCTCTAAGTTATCTAAGACAGTTATCGAAAACTTTAGTGTAAAGAATGATATTCTTGCACTTATTGCAGACGGTAGAGCAAGAACTGCAAAAGAGATTGCAGATGCTCTTGACATTTCGGTAAATCGTGTCGCTTCTCTCGTTTCTGCTATGGTTAAGGATAGCAAGGTAGAGAAGATTAAGGGTGAGAAGTCTAAGGATGCTCCAAAGTATGTAGCATTTGAGGGCGCAACCCCTTATGAAATTCCGGTTGAGGAAAAGGCTGCTGAAAATAAGTAGTCAATGGCAGACTGCACAAAAAATATTTAAAAAGTTTGTGCAGTCTGCCAAATAAAAAATGAAAAATCGTGAAAATACACAAATTTCAGGAATGAAATTTGTGTATTTTTTTATGAAAAAGCATTGACAAAAAGTGGCATTTATGATATAATGGAAGTTTGGCCCGCGCGCGGGCCACTCATTATACCACCTTTATTTGCGGTTGTCAATAGTAAAATTGCACAAATTTTATTTTTGTGCATTTTTCACAAAAAAAATAGGGGCAAGCCCCTATTATATCATGCGAACATCCGCTTGTCAAGTATTTTTTAGTTTCCGCACAATCCCACCTAATGCTTAGGTGGTCTGTGCTTGGTAAGCTTAAAGGTGTATTTATTTTCCCCATACTCAAAGCCGAGTTCGGTTTCGGTCTTTACTGTTAAATTAGCTCCACCGAGTTCCTCTATCAGCTTTTTAACCTCACCGATTAAAAAGCCTTTTTCTTCGTCAACCTTGCGCACCTTTTCAGATGACTTGCGCTTTTTATCACTTTTTTCATAGCGCCTTTCAATCTTGACCGAGTTAATCACTTTTGTAGTTTCCTCAGACTCTTCAATTTTACCCTCTTCCTCAAGGATAAGCTGGCAAGCTTCAGCTAAAGTACAGTCAAGCTTTTCAACATAGTCATCAATCTTATTATCATCAACCTCAAAACCTTTAAATGTCATAGCTTTTGTTCTCCTTTCTTTACTGTACTTAAATTATATCATAGGGGCGACTAAAAGTCAACCCCCTATTTTTTTTAATTTTCATAAAGTTCCTTGCGCATTTTTTTATGCTTCGCAAAACAATAGGCAAGAATTTCCTTTTCAATTAAAACATCTTCTAAACCTGTATGAGATTCAACAAAATTAATATTTTGAGTCATATATCTGTACAATGTTTCAGCTTTAATCTGTGGTCTTGGGTTTTTATGCTTTGTAACAAAACCATTATCAAAACAAAATTTAATATATGTTGGGGTTGTTGCGACAACATCCCTTGCCATTTTCATAGTATCCCAAATGATTGTATCATAAGGAAGAAAATATCTGTACTTTGACTTTGTCAACCATCTCTGCGTGTTCTTTGTTGCACCATCATCAAACCTTGCATTGTGCGCGCATACAATATTTGTATTATATTTCTTCATGGTTTCCTCAAGGTCTTTTCTAATTGCAAACCAAGTAGCAACTTTGCGCTTTCCGTTCCTAATATCATTATAATATTGTGGCAACTTATCAGCATAATAAGCGCTTGTCATAAGAGCCTTTTCATCAAAAAATATATCTCGATTAATATAAGACTTTGTTTCGTAAACATTGCCGTGCTTATCAACAACTGCCCACCCAATATCATAAACAAACATATTATAAGGGGTAACCGCCTTAAAATCTTTATCAAGTGGACAAGTTTCTGTATCAAGTACAATAATATAATTTTTCCTTCTATCAATAGCCATTTTTTTATTTCCTTTTTTAATATTTTAGTAGGTGTTTTACAAGATTTAATTCCTACAACTTGCTTTCCTAACTTATGTATTTATTATAACAACTTTGTTTGCTATTGTCAACTAAAATTTGATTAATTTTTCAAGTTCTTTTAAAATGTTTTCGTTTTCAGCATTAATTGTTGAGCCTAAAGTCCAACCCTTGCGCACTTGTGGGTTATCATCAATTAAAATCTGATAGCCACCTATTTTTCTTGTGCAATTTGCCTTAGTAGTTCCATACTTTACAAGATGAATTTCGTCATAAGGAAAATTATACTGTTCAAGCCAATCAATCTTTGCTTTGCGTGTTCTGTCGTTAAATTCTTTTGTTCCACCTTTTGACAACCATGTTGTAACTACAACTTTCCAACCTTGTCTTTTAAGAATGGTTAAAAGCGCATTTAAATATTCCATGTCATATAAAGGACTTGCCACTTCATATGGAGTTGTGTTTTCTTCCATAAGATAGGCTAACCAATTTGCTACATTATAAAAATCTGCAATAGTGCCATCCATATCAAATACTAATGTCTTATTCATCCTTATTACCTCTTTCCCTTTTGTTCTATATTTATTATACCATACTTATACAGGTGTGTCAACCACTTTTTTTAACAAAATAATATAAATTATCATAATTACGATTGCCATACTGTATCACCTCACCTTTCTTTTATATTATAAAGGATTAGAACACAAAAGTCAAGCAAAAAAATGCACAAATTTCAGGAAAATAAATAAAAAATTTTTGTACAATTTTCCTATTGACAAAAAGCGCTACATATGGTATAATGGAATTTTGGCGCGCGCCGACCGGCTCCGCGCCAACAAAAAGAAGACCTCTTACCAGAGATCATCTTCATCTTCATCAGTTGCATCAGAGTCAAATGGCTCATAAGTATAGTCAAGTGGTGTGTCAGGCTTCTTCGGCATTGTCTTAAACTCCCACCATTCAGAGCCATCATACTCTCCTCTTTCTAGCCACCAATCATCTCCTACTATCTGCAAAGCCATATCTACTTCAGCTCCGCCATATCCGTCATCATATTTCTTGTCGGCTTTCATAAAAAATAAGTCAATAGGAATATTTCTATCTCCCGAACAAATAAATCTAATATCTTCAACTGTTTTACCACGAGCCTTTAAAGTTTCTAATGTTTCTGTCCTTAAATTTATCATTTTTTCATTCTCCTTTTAATACTTAATAGTTATTTCAACGTCTTCAACAACTTCTACTTTAGCATCTTCATCAACGTATTCTATTTGTCCAAAGCTAACACGGTCTGTTATATTCATTATTCTTCTATAACAAATTTCATCCTCACCATCTTCATAACTCGTAGTAGCAACATATAAATCATCTTCCCATCTAATAATATCTCCCGCTCTTACCTTTACTAATGGAGTAAGGTTTCTTTCTTTACTTAATCTTTTATAATTTATCTTTGCTATTTTTTTATTCCTCCTTTATTATATCTTTATTATATCATGGGGTTGACTAATTGTCAACCCCTTTTTATTACCATCCTTTCTTACCGAGTTTTTTGGCTTTATATCTAAAATAAGCTGAAAGAATTGCTATTTTAAAATAAGATTTAGCTTTTCTTTTATTTCATCCATTTCTTCATCATCTCTTGCAGATGGATACAACTCCTCAAAAAGTTTATCTTCAAACTCTTTTGACATTTTATATAAGGTTGTATCAATTTCTTCTCTCATATCTATCACCTCTCTTTATTTGATGTATTTATTATACTGCATTTTCATTCTTTTGTCAAGGTTTTTTTATTATCTTTTTTTTGTTGGCGGAGTATCTTTTATCAGATATAGCGCCAGCCATATTAGACTTGAGCAAACTGTACCCATAATAATTCCAAGCCAATACATCGCACATATCATAATTTTTTCTTACCTCTTTTCTCTTGATTATGTATTTATTATATCATGGGATTGACCTTGTGTCAACCCTTTTAATCTATTTATTTCTTCCATCATAGTATCAATACATTCTTTTAAATCGTAGAGGTCTTGTCTTGATGAGCCGGTAGTAAATTCGATATATTCAAAACCATACCAAGCATAAACACCTACATTATTTTTAGTAATAAAACAGTTTTCGCACAGAACTCTGTCTTTATTTTCAATTTCGATTTTTAACATTTACCTCATCAGCTCCTTTCCTTTACTGTAAATATAGTATAACATAACAATAGAAGATAATCAAGTAGTAATTTTGCACAAATTTTAGGAATTAAATTTGTGCATTTTTTTATTTTTTTTACTTGACAAAAAGTTGGCAGTATGTTATAATAGAATTTCGGCGAGCTGGCGAGCCATCCCGCCCCGCCCACTTTAATAAAAAATGGGGACTACCACGGTCCGGCTAGCAAACCCCCCGCAATAAAAATTGTTATTACAATTCCCGCCATAATCAGACAAGCTAGTCCTTCTTCAAACTGTTTTCTATTCATTTTAATCACTCCTTTGCTTTTCTATTGTTATTATACACTTTTTGCTATATTTTGTCAACGTTTTTTTGTAAAAATTTATTGATGGATTTTTATACGGTTTTTTCATTTTTTTCCAAATCTTGAGAGATTTTAAACCTCTACGTATTGCAAAACTAGAAATCAACCTCTCAAGATTCTTCTTTTGTTAATCTATAATCTCTCTAATTATAATTGTATCTTGAACACCATAGTTGATTATATAACGCGCGCCCTCTTCAGATTCAAAACGAATATAACCATCTTTCTCCTCTACATCAACTTTCCCTTTATAATAGAAGATTTGTCTACCATCTTCCGCTGTTATAATAATTTCTCTATTGATACCATTAGAGAGTTCAGAGGTATAATCTTTATAACTTCTAATTCCAGAAGCTGTTTTTGTATGACGCCAATTAAAACCGATAATCATAAGAATACATATTAATATTGTTGCAACTATCGCAATGACTCCCTCTATTGTTTTATCATTCCATATTGCAGTAAGAATAAATAAAATTCCTATAACAAATATAACAACTATGATAATCCACTCACCTATTGTTAATGCCATGTTTATTACCTCTCTTTTCTTCTTTATCTTATGTATAAATTATAGCAAATTTTATTAAAAATGTCAAGTGTACAAATTGCACAAAATTATGGGATCTTTTAGATAGAAATTATTTTAAAAAAGGCTTGATAAAAATGTGCTGAGTATGATATAATGAAAATTCGGGGCATTTTCGCGGGCACCGCACGAAAATGCCCCGACAAGAAAAGCAGACAGCCTAAAAATTGACTGTCTGCTCAAAGGAAAGGAGGTTATGCGAACCATATGTATTTTAATGAGGGCAACGAGACTCGAACTCGCGACTCTGAAATTAAAAGTTTCATACTCTACCAACTGAGTTATACCCTCTCAACTTTATATATATATTATACTATAAATTTTAAAAGTTGTCAATATTTTTTTAAACAGCCCTTGTTGGATTCGAACCAACGCATTGCGGAGTCAAAGTCCGCCGCCTTACCGCTTGGCGAAAGGGCTATATTTCTTTATTTTATATATTTATTATATCATAAAATTATAATTTTGTCAACCCTTATTTTTAATCAACCCCCTACCCCATTGAGTAGGGGGAGTTCTTATAAAGACTAAGACTACTCTTCGTCAGCTTCTACATCAGTAGAAGCAAGAAGCGCATACTTAGGGGCATCCTTAGACTTTTCACCCTTAATCTTTTCAACATCCATCTGTCTAAGTAGCGAAGCTACCTTATTAGTGGAAATACCAAGAGCATCAGCGATTTCACGAGCCGTCATAGGCTGAGTAAGGATTTCAGCAATCTGAACCTTAATTGCAAGATTTTCGGTCTGAGCCTTTGTTGGCTTACTTGACTTGTGGTCAAGACTATCAATCATCTTCTTGATGACATCCTTTTCTTCCTTTGAGAAAAGTTCGATTTCCATTGCCTTTGTAAGAACTGACTTTCTTGTAATTGTGTTTGCCATAATTAAGCACCTCTTTCTTAAAAAATTTATTCTTTTATCATTTTCTATATTTATTATATCATAGATTTTCTAATCTGTCAAGCATTTTTTTAAAATCTTTTTTTTGGTAGCGGTGGGAACTTCTA